TTCCGATGATGTCAGAAAAGTTACAACATTTGTTTCAGAGGATGGAAGTTATTCGCAAGTGTTTTCATGTGAGGCGTTACAATGACTGAAGACTGGATGTTGATCGCAGAAGACCTAGATGACTGGATTGACTATGATGACTTCCTGGTAACCGATGAGGATGAGCAAATAGCTAGAGAAGTAGACTGGATCAGTATGTGCGACTGGGAAGGCATAATTGACGAAATATGCGAGGAAATGAAGCGAGAAGTGCTACAAGTAGGGGCTATATGCCTACATTGTGGCAATGGTGTCGCAAATTGCACTTGTTAGCCAAAGTCTGGTATTGCACTAGTGTCGCCCATGAAGACGGCTACTAATACAGCTACAGCCAGGACTAACTTGATCATGTTAGGACCAACAGAAATTTTGACACCGTTGCCTTCTACTTTGTCGCTCATAATATCACAAATTTATGTCGCCTGGGCCTTTACCTAGACCGCCAATTATATTCTCAAACAAATTACGAATTCCACCAGTAAATGATCCTGCTCTTTTACGATAATTTGTTTGGTATTCCTCAGTTGATCTGTACAAGTCAAAATCTTGTTTTAGTGAATGAACCAAACCACCTGCTTCTAGTGGGATGTCAATATTCTCATCAAAGAGATAATTGTAGGCTAATATTACCATTGCAACAAATGTAACATCAGACATTCCTGCGACTAATGGTGTCAATATTTTGTTAGCTGTATTTGCTGTTACCATTGTATCAAGCAATTCACGCTCTGATCTACCTAACACTATTTCGTGGCGTATGATGTTGTCCGGCTTTGGTTTAGGCATCCGGATCACTCCGGTCTTTCGTAAGCAACCCAGGCATCCCATGCTTCTCCAGGATCAGCATAATTTTGAGGTAGATCTCGAAGAAATAATCTGTAGTCCTTTTTTCCCTGGCTCATTGTCAAATCTTTGAGAGCCCAATAATCTGTGTCCTTCAATTCCTGATCTCTGTACATTCGTACATATTGCCAGGTTACTTTCTCAGTTGTCTCAAACATTTAATCACCCAAATTTTGCCGCCCATCGAGGTTGCCCATCATTATTTGATAAGAAATCTGTAGCTGTGATCGGACCTGCTGGCAATGTGTTATCACTATTCTCTAGTGATACACCATAGAATGACGCATTTTGTAGATTTGACAATGACGGGAACGCAGGGGCCGCAACATGTGAAGCTAAGCCAGACTCGCCTCTAATAGCTCCGTTGCCATTTGTTGTCTCTACTACTCCTAGCCAGTATTGTTTTCCTCTTTCAACAGCAACAGTTGCAGTTGGTGTCAATTCTTTCAAACCAGTCCCACTTGAACCAAATGTGTAGCTATAATCTCCACCAATCTTAGCGCTAGGTACTCCGCCAACATCAGAATATACAGCCAATCCTAATACGCCGGTACCGTCAGTTACAACATCTACCAATATTGTCAGATTACCTGTCTTCGGACTAATCCAGGGCCAAAAATGCGGATCCTGGTTACTGCTTAGTGAACTAGTAGATGATGATGTTACACCCCAACCTGGCATTCTACTAATGATGTACATGTTGTTATTGCCACTGTTTGTGTCCGTGCCTGGTAACTGCAGATCAAATTCATTGCTAGATCCTGCAGAGGTTAGACCTGTCCATTCACCTACTACGCTTAACCTGGCTAAGTTTAGCAAAACAATTCTGCGTAACTCATCTTCTGCACCCTGCTCTGCAAAGATTGTTTTAGCTACACCCTGAAACTCACTAAATGTAATATTCTCAAGATCTGTATTCTTCAACAATTCATAGATCCTGGTACTAGGTTTTGCGTCCGGTAGTGGCATAATATCAACTCGTTAGTCCAACCCAGTCTGCTCGAACAGACTCTACAGCTAGCTTGACCAGGACTAACCGCCTCAATTCATCCTCATTTAGTTCCTCAATGCTAATTGGATTACCAACTTCAGGCAAGAATTCACCTGCAGCTAATTGACCTGTTAATGATTCTAGGGTTTGACCCTTCAGCAGAGCGTAGACTCTGCCTTCTTTTGTTGTAGATCCTGGCAACGGCATTACCTCATCCCCATGTATAGCATTAGAAAGCCAAAGAAGCCGTTGTAATCCGGCATATCTACGCCAGGATCTACTGCAGTTGGAGCAGGTCGAGATGGTGCAATAGGCGTACCGCAATCTCTAGGTGTAGATCCTATGTAATCTCGAGCAGTTTGTACAGGTAATCCAACACCATTAGGTGGTTGCCTGGTCAGTAGTATTTCTGCCTGGGCTGCAGATATTCCGCAATCCTTGTACGCAGCTAGCACATCATCAAGAGAAGGCATATTTTTCGCCTCATATTTTCTTCTCTGCTGATGTCAATGCCTTTGTCATCGAATCTAGTGCGCTTGATGTTATTAGACCGTGCATAAACAGCCTTCGAGCGTCTTTTTTCATAGCTGCGATTCTTCGCCTCTCGGTTGACTTCTTCATTTAGTCCACCTCATGCGTTTGTCAGGAATTGCGCTTTGAAATTAAGTTGTACTGGAATCGCTTTACTGGTAAATTGTGGCTGTTGTAGATTTGGTGCAGCAAAGCCGACTGATCCGACAACATTGCCCAGGTTATCAACAACAACGACGCCAGGAGTCTCAACCTTGTTACCATCAATTGATGTTGCAAAGGCTTTGACAATTCTTTGGCCCTGGAGGGTATCGCCAATAGAGTTTGAAGTCTGTAGATCCAGGAGTTCGTTAGTTGCTGCACCTGTTGGAGTATCTACGAAGATTCTACTTGTTCCGCTTGCTGTGTAGACACACAAAGCTGCGCCTCTGTCTGAACTGGTTTGTGTCATTACTCGAACTTTGTCGCCTGCACGAAGTCTGTATGGAGCACATAGTGCGTCCTGGAATTGTGCCTGGCCTTTTGCACCGATTGGGATAATAGCTGCAACCAGACCCTGGGACAAGACATAGGCGTATGAAATTGAGTTATCTGCGGCTACAATTCCAGAGACGACTGTTTTTCCTGGTGCGTAATCACCGACATTTTGTGCTGATACTGTGTAGACGGTATCTGTGGTAAGATCCGATTCTGTACCTTCTGCGATCTCTGCTTTCAACGGAATGTTAGTACCATCGCTGCAGATTAGGTTTCCTACTACTGTGTTTGTTGCCATACTTATTCACCTCAGAGCTTGATGCCGATTCCTAGCGGCTTCATAATGTTACGATTAACTGAACTGATCGGTCTGCGCAATAATTTCTTGCCCAGTCGGAACGAGATTCCAATTGTAGCTGCTTGAATTGCCATTGCCTGGTAATTTGCTGCAAAATTTTTCTGCATTGCATCAAAAGCAACATCAGGAGCAGTAACTAACTCAGTTAAACTTAGTTTGTCTGCTCCAGTTAGTGTCATTGCAGTAGATCCGGACATTTGTGTATAACCAATATCAGAACCACCAGTTACGAACTCCCAGGGCGATGACCCTGCAAGTCCTTGACTCAGTAAGTTTGCGTATGCATAGGCTTCCATGGCGTTGATCACGCTGACCATCTTTGGACCTCGGCGTGTCTTTCTCTTTGTTCGGCGTCGTGCCATGTTCCTAACTGGTGAAACAATTCGCTAATAATCATTTTTCACTTTCAGCATTACTTTCAGCCGTGAATAATCCCTGATCGTCCCTGGCTATGACTTTGGCCGGATTATTCGCCATTTTATCCTGCATTAGCTGCAAAAGCATGACTTGAAACGGATTTGGCGGTTCAATATCGCCGATCGGCAACTTTTCGATTGTCATTTGAATAGCATTTGCCAGGTTTTGGTCCAATTCAGCCACTTTTTGGGTTAGAATACCGGCTATAAGCCGCATTTGTAGCCAAAAAACGGCAAATATCGTAAAAATACACACGCCTGCGATTACAAGTGTCTCCATCATACCCTCGTCCGGCCCTGCTCCGCACTTAATCTTGATTTTGGGTGCGTCCCACCACTCCCACCTATGAATGTCCCCGTTCTTAATCATTTTTTGCCCCCCCCCCTACCTTCTGGGAATTGTGGGGAACTATAACAAGGAGACTGAGCCACATTGAATTGTGGGGAGTTTTTATATTCCCCCAATATTCCGTCAAAGTATGAAAAGGGGGCTCTGGCATTGTTCGAGATGCAAACGAATTTGGATATTCAATGTAGAAGACCAGGTAATGTTGCTAGACAAGATCTGTCTAGGTTGTGGCAAGCGCAACCGTGCAACGATCACAAGGAAGCCAGGACAACGAGGAAGGCACCGTAAGACCATCATTGAGCATAGACCGTCGTATATGCCCCTTCATGCATTAGACCAGGAGAGAATAAACAGAATGGCGTTAAGAGGCAAACCAACAAAGAGCTTCAGAAGAGCAAGCGAGGTGAAGAAATGAACAGGAGAGAGATCAAGGCTGCATTGTGTGCCAGAGTTGCAGTAGCAACCAGGGCGATGATGAACGATCCTAGAAAGGCACGATCTGTTGTGCATGAGTTAGGGCTGAAAGATACAGTCTCAGTCAGGAAGAGGATTTTAGCTGCGTGTGATGAGTTAGAAGAGAGGTGGACATGATGCCGTTCAAAGTAGAAGAAAAAAAATGTCCATGCTGCAATTCCGATGATGTCAGAAAAGTTACAACATTTGTTTCAGAGGATGGAAGTTATTCGCAAGTGTTTTCATGTGAGGCGTTACAATGACTGAAGACTGGATG